GGGGGTATATCCGGGTTTTCACCATTTTGCTTCCATTTTCCCCCATTTGCATGGCCGGGCGCATGGATTGTTAAATATTTCACAGATTGGCGTGTTGCACAAAAGCTGCCATATATATTTGTGCTTTATTCCATATTGTAATTTTGTGTCCGCTATGCTATACTATAATTGCAAAGGGGATAAGGGACAAGCGATAAAGCAAAGCCCATATTCCATAATAACAGAAAAAGGTGGTTGAAACATGATTAAAAGAAAACTTAAAAATCATGAATATGCACAGGCTCACATTGAGATTGAGAACGACGACGACAGCATTATTTATAGACTTGTGTCTTATTCAACGCACGTCGCAACCGTTACTGAAACGGCCGCGGGATGGTTTCTTGATTGCTACGGTCTATACTCAATGACAACACGCCGTCATATTGGATGGTTTCTAGATGACATTTGCAGCCCGTTCACGTTTCAGGACGCAAAATGCAGCGTTGAAACTGGCAGAATCGCAAAGGGATACAAGTCCGGAGAACAGTTTTGCCTGGTGCACAGAGGATTTACCTATAACCCGGCAGATTTGCAGGTTGTTATTGATTTTGCTTCGTATAAAGGCTTTAGTGATTATACCGTTATCGACGCGGCGACAGGTGAGGTTGTGTATGAACAGTAACGCGCCCTCCGGCGCTAATGTAGCCCGGTTTACACCGGCCGGATGCAAGCCCGGATAAATACAGAGCAGCGCTAAACTAACAGAAAAAAGAGGTTTTCAAAATGAGTATTAAGGATTATATCAACGCTTGCAATGAAAACATCAAGGCTGACAATATGGACCGCGCAAAAAAGTATTTTGATATTGCATGGAAAGAATACGCAATCGGAAACTATGACGACACCGACGAAAAACATCTGTTTTGGCTACGTGGAAATTTCTATGATTATGGCTATGGATATGGAGTGTCAGATGAGGCTGATTTTTATGAAAACGCAATTCTAGCTTCTGCCGGGCTGTGATTGTATGCGCAAAAGCAGCGCTAAAACTAACAGAAAAAGGAAGGTATTCAAAAATGAAAAAATGGTACAATTTTGAAACGGCTTTTGTGTCATTGGCCGACGCGCTGTCATCGTTTCTAAAGCGCCGGGAAATTTATTATGAACGTTCCGGCGCGTATGGTAACTATCATTTTGAAATTCTCGCAGGCGACAACGACGTTAACGCAATCAACGCGTTTCTTGACGAAAATACTATGGTGGAGGGATAATTTACATGAAATACGGCAAACTTTCGGCCGAACGTCGCCGCACGTTCACGCTTGATATCATGGATATTGACCATGAAATGGTACGCGAAACAGGTAACGGAACGTACACATATAATGAATACGGCGCGCGCAAAGCGTTACTCGAAAATCAGGCTTTTCAGTGGGATTGTGCCGCGTTTGGCTTTCCTGACGAGATGAACGTTCTTGAATCCGACAGCCCCGACACGTTTGATATTGACGTTTTCTGGCGAAACTAATCTAAAATCCGAAACGTTCCTATTTTAGGAACGTCGTAGCGAGATGAGCGCCGCTGCCTGATGATGGTAACGCTCAAGATTAAAAATAGGCCGCGTCGCCTAAATAGGCGCAGAAAGGAAAAAGCTATGAAAAACATCACAAGAACTATCAGAATCCTCAATGTCGAATACCCGGTAAAGGCCGAAAACGGCTTTGAAACGCGCACGGCGAACGTTATTGACAAGGGCGCTGCTGCCGTCCGCGCTGAACTCAAAGAGAAATGCGCCGGCGAAAACGTGAAATTCCTTGGGGAGTATGATGTCATTGGCGTGGACGAAAATCTGTTCTCTATGGACATTGAGACGTTTGTGCAGTACGCGCAGACTGTCCGCTAATAAAAATCAAAGCTGCGCTATCGGCTATACGGGCAGAAAGGAAAAAAGAATATGAATAATATCGTTATCAAAGGCCGTCTCACTGCTGACCCCGAAATGCGCAAAACTAATAACGGCGTTCCTGTTGCAAATTTCACCGTCGCCGTTGACCGCACGTTCAACCGCGAAGAAACGGACTTCTTCCGCTGCTCGGCGTGGCGTGCAACTGCCGAATTCGTCAATCAGTATTTTAAAAAGGGGCAGGAAATTCTTCTGACCGGCGAAATGCGCTGTGACGTTTGGGAAGATGAGGACGGCGAAAAACATTCGTATTGGACTGTTCAGGTCACGAACGTTGAATTCTGCGGAAGCAAGACGGAAGCATCGGACACGCCCAAAAAGAAAACGTATAAGAAGTAATCAAACTAGCGGGCGCGTGTACAATTACATTCGCCCGCTTTTTATTTTAAGATAGGAGTTAATATTATGAAAAAGTTTCTTGAATACCTTATTTGTGCGAGTATTGGAGCAGCGCTTGTGGCTATTTGTGTTTTCTTTCAGGCGGTGATTTGCTGGTGAAAAGTGCACCATCATACTGCAAATATGCAAAAACGTGCTTTGAGTGCCCGTTCCCAGATGTGCCATGGCAGTGCCTTCAAAACTTTGACGCCGCTGATTATGCAGATGGAATATATATTTTTCGTAAAAATAGAAACATTCCGGCGTTCCCGCGGGACAGTCTAGGTGAACACGTTGAGATTTCCGCTGTTTTTAACGCCGATTATAATTTATTGAGGTTATCACTTTATTATGATAAGTTTCTAATGGGATGGCTAGATATAGGCCGACGTTCGCCGTATAACAAATCAAACGTTCTATACTCCATTGGCCTTGAAAAATCGCTTGGCAGAAAGCGCGCATACGAGCTTGTTCAAGAGTGCTATAAATATTGTTTCGGCGTTGGCAATCTAATGTCTAATGCAATCGACCGCTTCTATGGTGACATTATCGCGCGCAAAGTTAAAGGTGAAATAAGCAAGAACGAATACTATGCCATTTGTGATAGGCTAAAATTAAAGAAAGGGTATACGCTGGTATGAATAACAATGCTTATGTTTGTATTCCTGCGGATAAACTTGTTGAGATAATCGAGCACTGTTGCCCGCCAAATATGTCGGTTGACCATTGTGAACGCTTAGCGTATGAAGATTGCGATGGGCGGGCTTGCATTGAATGTTGGAAATCATGGCTAAAGGACGGTGAATAACAATGCCCCGTAAAAGAAAACCTTTAACAGAATGGCAAAAACAAGCTAAAAACTTTAAGGCACGAATTCGATACAGTGAGAAAAAAGGATATGCTATTTCAAAGCACGCGCGTTATGTTTATGAGCATATTAAAGATTATACCGCCGAAGAACTAAAGGGATTTACGCATGAATATATCCGCGAAGTTGATAGCATTTCAGAAGCGCAGTTAATTGTAGAAAATTACCGCCAATTCCTTAAAGAATTTATTACCCCTGGCAAGAAATATGAATCTAAAGGCGCTCAATTGCTGCTAGCGTGGTTCAATGCTCTTCTTGACACGCATAATGTCCGTCAAGTTGCCGAAATGGTTAAGCGCGGCCTAGAAGAAAATGGTTTGCCTGATTATTCTGTGAAATACAACGAACATGACGCGCTTGTCTATATTGGTAAAATGCAAGCATGGTTGCCCGAAGATATGCGTCTATCTGACGAGCAAGTGTATAATTATGCTGCTAGTCAGGACGAATTTGATAGTGGATATGACTACTAAAAATAAAAAGCGTCAGATTGAACATGGCGCTATTGTACCACGCTATGCTTGTGACTTTGAAACAAGCGTCTTTGAGGGGCAGGAGTATACAGAGGTTTGGTCTGCTGCTTATGTTGAAATAGGCGGAAAGTCAGAGCAAGTAACAGTGTGCAAATCAATAAGCGAGTTTTTCGATGATATGTTTTCGCACGATGCGCGTCGCCAAATACTCTATTTCCATAACCTTAAATTCGACGGCGCTTTTATTCTTGACTATTTCATTTCTCAGCTTGGCTGGAAGCAAGCATATACCCATACCGGCGAAAGCCAATTCGAGGGAACAGTCTGGGATAACGACAAGGAAATGCCCGTGAAAAGCATTAAGTATATGATTGCTGATAAGCAAGGTGTTTGGTATAGCATAGTAATTAAGGGAGCTAATAGTAAGATTCTCGAAATACGCGATAGCCTAAAGCTACTTCCGCTCTCTCTAAAAGACCTAGGCAAATCCTTTAACACAAAGCACCAGAAACTTGAAATGGAATACAAGGGAGAACGTCATGCGGGCGGCTTCATCAGCCCGGAAGAATATGAATACATTGCAAATGACGTGCTAGTTCTTAAAGAGTGTCTAGAAACAACATTTGCAGAGGGGCATACACGTCTGACTATTGGTTCGTGCTGCTTTGATGAGTGGAAGAAAACACTAGGCGGTGATTCTATTTATAAAGACCAATATCCAAATTTGTGGCAGCGCCATATTGATGAAGAAATATATGGCTCTCCGTGCATTGGACGGTATATTCAGCGTGCATATAAAGGCGGTTGGTGCTATGTAAATCCTAAGTTTGCCGGAAAGCCTCAAGCTAAAGGCTGCACCTTTGACGTGAATTCCCTGTACCCTTATGTAATGCACAGTATGTCCGGCAATGAATACCCCGAAGGTTTGCCTAGTTTTTGGCGCGGTAATTACATACCTGAGTGCTGCACATTAGGCGAGAAAAAACGAGACGGCAGCAGGTATAAGCCTGATTATTATTTCATCCGCTTCAAATGTCGTTTCAAGTTGCGGAAGGGCTACTTGCCTACTGTTCAAATCAAAGGCAATCCATTGTATAAAGGCACAGAGTGGTTGAAAACATCCGACGTGTATAATCCTCGAACAGGGATATACTATGAAACTATTATAAACTTTGATGGTGAGAAAGTTAAGCCATTTGTTACGCTCACAATGACTTGTTCTGATTATGAACTATTCCGCGAACACTATGATGTGTTCGATTTAGAGATACTTGACGGCTGCTATTTCCAGACAAGGAAAGGAATATTTGATAAGTATCTTAACAAATATAGAGAAATTAAGGAAAACAGCACAGGTGGTATTCGCTATCTTGCAAAGCTATTTTCAAACAATCTGTACGGAAAAACCGCTGCGTCACCGGACAGCAGCTTCAAAGTAGCTTATGTAAAAGACGATTCATCTATTGGCTTTTATCCGAATTACGCGCAGGATAAAACGCCGGGCTACATAGCCATAGGCGCTGCAATCACAAGCTATGCACGTTGTTATACTATCCGCGCCGCACAAGCGAACTATGAGCATTTTTGTTATGCTGATACTGATAGTATTCACCTTAATTGTAGCCCGGAAGAAGTAAAAGGAATTACAGAGCACCCGCGCACATATGGGTGCTGGAAATGTGAAAGCGAATGGGATTACGGCCTATTTCAGCGGCAGAAAACCTACGTCGAACACGTTGTAAAAGAAAACCATGAAGCAGTGCAGCCACATTATGACTTGAAGTGTGCAGGTATGCCTCAGCGAAGTAAGAAATTGTTCTTGCAGTCGTGCGGCGAAGATGAAGGAATCGAGCCTGAAAACGATATGGAGCGAGAATTTCTATCTGAACATAGGAGCATAGAGGATTTCAAAGTAGGTTTGTGCGTTCCGGGCAAGCTACGGCCGAAAAGAATTCCGGGCGGGATTGTACTTGTAGATACGACATTCCAATTTAAGGAATAAAAAATTACACCCCCTACCATAACGATAGGGGGTATAACTATATCTAAAACGCCGCTTGCTGCTGCGCGGTCGCTAATACCGAAAACCTACGGTAAGCTGGTTTCACCCAGTAGCCTCTCACCGTGGCACAACAGGGACGCAGCGCAGATACCTCAACATGAAATTGTTTTTACGAGGGCTTCTTTGCTTTCAAGATTCTTGAATCTGAATCTTCCCATTTCAAACTGGTGCCTCAGCAGGGCAATGAGGCTATCATAACCGCCGCCGAGAATATAGTCAACGTCGTGGTCATCCGTATTGACTGTGATTTTCATGGGATGTGTATGGTCAACAGAGGGCGAGCAGTAAAGCATACTGCCAAACTTGTTCGCTTCAGGGTATTCCCTCACGCCATATTCATTTCCGTGGTACTTAATTGTGCATAGGTATACATTCTTGCCGGTCATTTCCTCAACAAATGCCTGATTATCGCTCAAGTATTTGCCACTATCAGAGAATCCGATGTATGCGGTCTTGCTGAACGCTTTAGAGAATCCGCTTTCAGCCTGTGCCTTTGCAGCACTTTCATTGTACCCTTGTTCAAGCACGAAGCCATGTCCGCGCATGAATTTCACCTTATCATTCAGTCTGCTGCTGATTCCCATAGCAGAGTAGTACGGGTTCAGCACAGTAACAGGGTTACTAATCATAATAACCGGCACATATCTGCTTTGTTCGCCACCGCCTCTTGCAATAGACTTGTGAATTGAAATGAACTTATTCATCTCATTAGGGCAGTACACGCCGGTTTCGCTTTGGAACTCATCGAACAGTAGCACAGTTGTGTCATTGAGATAGTGCGAATATTTCTTTACCTGTTCAGCGGAGTTGAGTGCTACGGCATAACCGCAGCACTCAGCCTCGCCGCCGTCTTTTGCAAGCATCAAATGTACAAAGGCTTTGCTTTCAGACATTTGCTGCGTAAGAGTATATCCGGGAAAGAACAGCGCACCAATTTCCTTGAAGAATTTGTCTGCGCAATCCTGCAATTCATATTTGTATCTATAAATAAGGCAGAACTTTCCCTTGCCTCTGAGATACCGGCGCACAACATAGCGGTTAAACCATGTTGTTTTACCTGCGCTTCTGTTACTGGTGCAGATATAAATCTCCGGGCGGTTTCCGTCAATGTCATTAAGGCTCAGCAGCTTTGTGCCATCATAATACTTGCTTTCCATTTCTTACTCCTTCGTATCTACGTAGCGCTTCATAATAATGAGCGCTCGCATAAGCGTGTCATTAAGATTGATATTTCCCATCCCGTCGCCCTCGATTGCGTCACAGTCAATCAGGGCTTTAATGTCATTGTATGCCCACTTCGGGACGTCGTTAAGAGTTTTGTAAACCATTTCATCTTCCTCGCTTTCAGGTTTGGTTTCAGGTTCGTCTTTCTCGTCGGCAAGCAGAGAATAATTCGGAACGCCGTACCCCCGCACATAGCGGGAGTTGACAAGAAGATTTCGTCTGCCGACAGCGTCACCCTTGTTCCCTTCAATGACTGTGATGTTGTAGCCGTTGCAGGTTTCAACAATGCCTACATGGTCGGGCACGCCATTGCAGTCACCGATTCCGCTGTCGTCCCAGTCGTAGAAGATAATGTCGCCCGGTTTCGGAATGTAGTCGTCACGCTCTTCCCAGCAATTAGCAAACATATACTTGCTAATCATTTCAGGGCAGGAGCACTCAGGGAATACAATGCGGGAAAATCCCGCAATGTACCCCATAGCGCTCACGAACGTGGCGCACCAAGCGTCAGTGTACTGCACCTTATAGCCTCTAGGTCTAGGCTGGTTTTTGTTGTAAATATCAATGATTTCCTGCTTCTGCCCATTGTAGGCGTTTGCTCCCATATAGGCACGGGCGGTTGCAACGAGAATTTCACGGAGATTGGTTTCGGTCATTTGTAATTCCTAGCCTTTCTTAAATTAATTAATTTCCTCGTTCTTTGTAACAACAACTCCATTGCCCTTGCCCTGAGCAGAGAACATGATGTAGCCAATGTTGCTATATTTTGCATGGCTTGAGTCGAGCACTATCTTATAGTATTTGTCACCCAGCTTTGTTACCGTTGCCATACCAGATAACGCCGAATACTGTTTGCACCAGAAACATACGCCCGTGCTGGCTGCAAAAGCGCCTAAACGCTCATGTCCGCTGCCTTCTAGCGTTGCACCCTTGACATAGATGACATCAGACGGCTGCACTGCGATAGCGCCGGTACACCAACAGGCTGCATCTGTACCATAGTACGGCTTTGCAGAGGACGCATATGCGCCATTGCGATACCCGATGCCATCCCACACGCCACTTTTAGTGTCTGGGGTTAATGCGGTAGGCAGCACATTGGTATAAGTTGGCGTATTAACAACCGCTCCAATGGCAATCTCAATATTACCGCTAACTTCTGGAATATTGATAACTCCATTATTATAATACAAGTCTGTCACAACTGTGCCGCCCATTTTAATTTGGGCTGTAGCTCCAGTCATGGTATATCCAGTGTTTGCAGTAATTGTTGCATAGTAGGCATCGCCTTCATTTACGGTTGTCGCTGAGTTACTGTTAGTGCATCCAGTGAGCCTATTGGTCACGGTGTACTCCTTAGGATTAATGACTACCGCTACACCAGAAATCATAGCAGCGCGAAATGCATTGATTTCAGAACGAGTAATTCCATTGGCAACTGCCCACGCAAGCACTTTCTCATTGTCGCTCTCACCGGTGTAATTATCACGGAAGTATTTGATTAGCGGATACCAACCGTTTCCATTTGTAGCATTGTAGTTTGTGTTTCTAAACCGCTTTCCGTCTGCCTCATCAGAGAAAGCCGTTAACTCGTATTCCTTATCCTTGTCACTCTGAGATACACCAAGCAGCGAAAGAATAATGTACGCGATTGTGCCAGTACGGTCTGAGCCGCTCACACAGTGGAAATAGCACGGCTTATTATTAGCAACACAATCCATAATTTTTTTAATAACGGCAACTGTGCGTGCTGAGGATGCGCTAGTGTTAACTGCGTTTGCGTAGAAGTCCAACTGCTGGTGATAATACTCAACGCCGCTTCCTAGCGGGGAAGAGCTAGCGCCGCCGGTTTCGGAGTTGTTGCGAAGGTCAATATCTACCGCTACACCAAGCCAATCAACAACCGTTGACTTGTCAGTGGCGGAAATGCTGTCAAAGTTACCGCCTCTAAATATCTTGCCATATTTTATACGGCCACCGTCGCAAGCCCAACCGCCAAGGTCACGAAAATTCCACACAGACGGGGCGTAAATCATGCGCGCTCCATCTTCAGGCATAATCTTATATGTTCTTCCGCTAAGAGTGAACGACCCACTCTTCAAAGGCTCTACATTGTAAATTATGCCAGTTCCGGAAACTGAATCTGTCCTTGTTTTGCTGCCCTGCGTAATTGTCAGCGTTGCGTTTCCGGTGACTTTAATATGCAATCCATCCGGTTCTTCCTTATTATATGCAGTTGTGGCAGTGTAATACGGTGTGACTTTCGTAATAGAGTAATTATCTGCGTCTGCGGAGTAGTCTACATTTTCAAGAAATGCATCTACTGTCGCGTTCATCTGCGGGTACTGTGTAGTATTTTTTAGACTCTCGTCTACAATAGGGCTACTAGAAATTGCGCCAATAGCCCCAGCCATTTCTGCGATTTTATATTTCGTTGTAGTTCCATTTTTTGAGCGTATGGCGTCCGCTATTGATTTAATGGACGCCTCTTCGTAGAGCTTATTGGCCATCAATAACTCACCTCATTTTCGTTTGCATAAGTCGGTAGAGATTTAAGCTCCCATTTCATGCCATTGACAGTCAGGACTTTACCATTGTCGCTGCCATTGAGCGCAGGGGCGGGAAGTTCTCCCGCTGCGCACGTAATAATTGAAGTGTTGTTGGACTGGATAGTAAAGCTGCAAGTTGCGTTACTAGCATCTTTAAAAAAGTTGAAGTTTATTACCCCAGCAAACGACACCATAGTGTCTGTTGCATAACTCAACGGCCAAATATTATTAGCATAGTTTCCAAACACATTTTTACCAGCATCAATGGCAGCCTTTATTTCTGCGAACGTTTTATCGCAACTTACCGTAAACTGCGCAATACCCCCATTAACGCTTGTAGGCACAGAATAAGGAGGGACAGTAATATTAACAGGGTAATCCTCCGCAGAAACATTTTTAAGCTCCCACTTATGCTTATTTACAACAAGCGCTTTGCCATCGTCGGAATCATCAGGATTAGGCTCTGGGAGAATTCCACCAGTTGAGGTCAAATAAGGGCGAAACGTTTCATCGGAATCTGTAACGCCGTATACATTGATAACACTGTGGTCTAAGTCCCCGAATGACCCTATAAACATATATACCGGCACATTATTAAACACATCTACTCTAGTATATCCAGTACTGAAATATACCGGGTAAGTGTCATTTCCTTCTGTAAACGTCACCTTAAATTGAATATCTTTTCCAGAATTAAGAGCCGCAATAATCTCGTTATTTGTTTTATTAAAAGTAAGATAATATTTAGTCTTTTTTCGCACAGCGTCATACTCGCCCTCACTAATAGCTGTGCTTTCAACAAGATATTTCTCGCCAGACGAACTAATCGGCAGTTCAAATTCCTTCTCCGCATACTTCCATGCCGTAGTAGTAATATTAGCAGAAAGCTCGATAACACGAACAAGCATTTTATCAGAAGCCGTAGCGTAATTTGACGTGACGAACGTGAACGTCATGTGATTTCCGTCTTTAATATCAAACGCGCCGTTCCAATATTCAGTATTATCAACCGTATCAATCAGACGTGTCGGAAGATTCTGATAGAGCTTGCCACTTTCATTGGCATGATACTGAGTATAAACAGCATTGGGGGTTGATTCATCATCGGTAGTAATAACGTTATGCGCACCACGGGTAAACTGGAAACCAACATAACGAGGGAAATCAAATACTTTTGAATCAATTGACTCATGCGTCCAAGTGCCAGTTTTTGCATCGCCGATAATATAATCAAGAGTTTTGTTAAGCTGTTTAACGCCGTTTTCAGTATATACTCCGCCATCTCGCCCAAATGCAATTCTAATCTTTCGATTAGTCGTGTCAACTGTGGCAACGGAACTAGAACGAGCAAGACCGTCATAGGACAGCTTAGCATTAACTGCTACGCACATATTTTTCCCGCCGCGAGTAACATTATAAAGCTGCAAGAACTCAGACGGAGTAATGCTGCCACTAACAGAACCAGCATCAGAAATATTTGCTATAAAATTAACAACGCCATCTGCCGTAGTAGATGGAGTATTAATCTCGATAATCTGCAAATCCCACGGCGAATTAAGATTCGTTTGTGGGATTGGCGGAATAGTCAGCTTTGCAACTTTTTGCTTTACGGCATAACCACGCGCAGCATCATAACTCGTTTCAATGGGCACGATAATGCTAAAGTCATTAGATGCTTCGCTGCCCCAATTTCCAGCGTTATATGAGCATGAAGCCGCATAAATCTGCCCGCGCCCTTCCTCGTAGGTTCTGAGCAGGGTAAAAATTGCATCGCCTTCATGCACCCACTGATACAGCTCATGTCTTGTAGGAAAGCCGCCGTTAGGATTCGCGCCATCAAAAACCAAGAAATGAGATTTAACATTTGTGGATTCAAGCAGTTTAAGACGCTCATCCAGCGCCGCGTCTGCGGCCTGTCTGTCCGCGATTTCACCAGTAAGACCCTCGTTCAGTTTGTTAACCACGTCGCCAGTGGTATTAAGCTGACCAACTACTTTGCAAAGCGTTTCGTAGTAGCTCATGCTTTCGTCATACACAAGCGGGAGAATGGGCTGACAGTAAAAACTCATTTTGTTCAACATACTAACTGTGTCCATAACTTCACTCCTTTACCATACGTTCATAAATTCGGTTGAAAGTTCACTAATCATTCTACGCTCGATGTTGATAAGCGACTTAGCAACGTCTTTCATAAGCTCGATTTTTGACTTCCCGCCACCTCTGCCTTTAATCGTTTCCGTGGTGTTGGTTTTGCGGTCTGACGTTTCATTGTGTGATTCAGTGTTTCCGCTCTTCTGGTCAACCAATGCTCGGCGGGCGTAGGACAGGTACGCCATGCCCGCAGCATCCTCGGCGGGCTTCACAGAAACAAGGCCATTCTGAGGCGTGTCGCTATCAAGGTTATAGTTGTCGGCAGTAATCGTGTTGTTATTCGTGCTGCCGCCAAGAGCCTTGTCGTTGTAGTCACCTGTGAACGCGCGCACAAGGTCGGTGTTACCATACAATGATTCAATGTCCTCGGCCGTGAAATCACGAATACTGTTGAATGTAGACTTAACAAGCTGAGTGTAGTATGGCGCGATTTCGGCAAGTTGCTCATTCATGTGGAAAACCCAAAGCCCAGCAGTCTCCCAGCCGATTTCGCGGGTATAATAATGGGCAAGAATCCGCCTGCAAATATAATAAGTAGTAGGCTCGTCAACAAATTCCCACGGAATAACACAACGTTTGAACGGTGAATCTTCTCTGCCGGTTTCGCCAATAGGAAACATTTTTGGAGCAGCCACGCCAATAATTTCATCAATCGACTTAGTGGTATCGCCGGCCAGAGATTCACAAATATATCTTACCTGAGTAGTATACAAACTCATTCTTTCGATTCACCCCCGCCGCTATCAGTATTCGGGTCAAGCCAGTCGTTAATTGTATTGCCTTCATCGTCGGAAATGCCAGACGTATACAGAGAGTTAACGGAGACTTTAATATTCAAGCCAAACATCTTGTTTATTTGCTCTGCTGCTTGCTGACGAGCTTCCAGCTTTGACATACGACAGGCGGATGTACCGGCAGTTGCCTGTTGAATTTCGTCGGTGACAAGGCGTTCACGTTTGGAAATCGTAAGGTTCGGAACACCCTGCATTGCCAAAGCCTCATTCCAGATTTCGCGTTTCAGGTCTTGAAGCTCAGCGGCAGTATACGGAACTCCCGGATTAAGCACCTGAATATTATTCAAATTCAGGTCTTTGTCGCCAAAGATAATGGGAACATTGCCGTCATACTGCATCATAAGGTTTTTGAACGTAAGGCGCTGTGATTCAGGGCACGTAACAATTACAGGGGTTTTCTGCGCCGCCGCATTAACATCTACGTCACGGTCAATGTTCTCAAGGCGGTGGGCATAAATCCATGCTTCATAAGCAGACGGAAGCCTCAGGCGATTATTCCAGATAAGAACAGAGTTTGTATTGTCCAATTTCCACTGATTCTTACCAACACTTGAAGCATATGCAACGCGGTTGATTGGCGTGTTGTATACATCAAACGGGCCATTCGCCATTACGCGCAAGGCAAGATAGCCATGCTTTTCGTAATCTTCCTTTCCCTCAATACGAGCAGCTTCGGAAAGAACATCGTCTTTGAAGAACACAGCACAGCCAGTAGAGAACAGGCACAGTTCCAAAAAGCGCGGGTCAACACTAGGCGGGAGGTTTTCCCAAGTAAACAGAGACGTTGCAATCTCCGTTAGCTTGTTGTAATAAAACTGATACCGTGAAGTGTTGTCATATGCCGTTTCCCAAAACTGCCGCGAGTGAGAGCCTTTGGGGGTTCGGTATGGTTTACTCAAATTATCACCTACTTACAGTGAATTATCAAGCGAATAGTCGCCTACGCGCGTAAACGGATTGCCAGCGGACAGGTCAATGCATCGCCAGAATGTAATACCATTGTCGTAAATATTAACAAGAGATGCAGTCACATCGGCCGGTGCGCTGCCTGTAAGATTGCAACCACAAGTCTTGACGTAATTCCACGCCTTCCTACCATTGCGGTTAGGCACTTTCAGACGGTTCGTCTTATAGCCATACATAGAAAAGAAATCGTCCACAATTTTGGCGAACTGTCCTTGAATGCGGTATGGCATATAATGGAAGCCTTGATAGCCCATAGCGCAAAAGACACTAGACGATTGCTGACCACGAGCGTGATTGGGCTGAGTGGAAGCGGTTTTAACCTGCGCGACAAGGTTGATTGTTTTATTAAGAATATCTTCCTGCGTATTATATGAAACATTCTGCGCATTCTGATATGCATTAGCGTATTGGCCAACAGCTTGAATCGTTTGGGCAGACCCAGCGCCAGTCATTGCCGCACTCATGCCAGCTACTTCACCGGCCATTCCAACACCTGTCGCAGCCAAAGCCGCTTGCTTTACCGTGTTAATCGCCGTATTCGCAACACCCGCAGCAATCGCATATTTATTCTGCGCAATCCACGCCTTGAAAGTATCGACGTTCCACGCGCACTGAGGGAAACCGCCCATAATCAGAGATTCCTGAAAGTTTGTTGGAAGGCCTTTATAATTAATAGGGATAGACGCGCATTCCAGATTTCCATTTACTACGCCAACAATATTGAACTTTGGCTTCCTGTTTTCGAAGTATTCATAGGCGTAATTCGCGGCATTGCCTTGAAGGTTATCGACGTATACGCCACAAAATGGGGCGGTATATAGCTTATTATTTTTCGGCTTATAGCCGTCAAATGTTCCAGTGAAAGCTGGGATAGAATCGACAGTATGAGGAACAAGACCAGTAGCCAAGTCGCCGGTGATTGACCAGTTCATGAAGAACTTCGGGTACATCGTAATACTAACAATGCCATCCGCTTTATTTGCTTTCGTAGCTGCCTCAATAACGGCGTTTGCATCCTGCACACAGGCTTTAGGGTTGCTAGGGTCGTAAGTGAAAAGGTTTTTTGTCAGGCCAGTGTAAATTCCGCTATCAACGCCGCCAACTCCGCCAGTAGAAGCGTCTTTAATAATCCACTTATTATCTTCATAAACGGCTTTCCACGTGGCAAGAATACAAATTACGTAATTATCCTTCAAGAAAAGGTTCGGAAAATAATCTGAATCGTACACGTATTCGCCCAACTCAAACGATTCAGGGATGAGGTTGTCACCAATCGCGTCAGCCATAGCGTGCTCGCGTTCAACCCAGCACTCTCCAACGTTAACATCAAATAGATACGTCTGCATTGGGTCAATAGTGTAGTAAATGCGAGAAGTGGTATTACTGATATACTCAATTTGCGTAATAAACGCATAAAACCATTTTGTACCGTAAGCAGTGTTCCGGAACATCATATAGTTGCAATCGAAAAGTTCATCAGCGGTTTTGTCCAACGTAATGTACGGTCTAGGATAACGCTGATATGAAACTTTATTGAAATAGAAAGCAAGCGCATACGTCGTAAAAGCCGTAGCTTGCTGTTCAGGACTATCAAACCAAATGGTGTGGTCGAATGACGGTTCAAGAGGAACATTCTTTAGAATGTATACTTCTGAATTTGGAACAATCATCGACATGAAACCACCTGCCTTTAAGAAATTTCCCACCTACCCACCCGACTACTATTTTAACGCCGTAGCCATTCGTCTGTAACTTAGTTACTTAACAGTAACAGTACACGTTGCTGTCTTCGTTTTGTCGAAAGCGGAAGTAGCGGTAATCGTAGCGGACGTGGATTTTGCGTCTGCATCAACCGTAACAACGCCAGCTGCCGACACCTTTACGTCAGCCGCGCTGCTCGTCCACACAACAGTCTGCGGGGCGAAGTATTCAGTTGCAACAACAGCGGAAAGAGAGCCGCTGCCGCCCTTCTGGACAGTAGCAGTGGTCGGGGACACAGTAACGGAAGTGACCGACGGAGTGCCCGGAACGAACAGGACGGAATTAGCAAACGGGGACACAGAGAACGTTTTCCACACGTGGTAGAAGTAGTTCCAGTAAAGACCCTGACCGTTGTACTGTTCAGTGAACTGCGTCAGCATATCGAACACCATAAACCAATCCTTGTCGACAATCACTGCCGGGATTGCGTTCAGCGCAGCAAGCTCCTGCTGAGTCGGCTCGTTGTACGTCGGGTCGCCAGCAAAGATTTCACCAAGGCGGGCAGTATCGAGGTCACCGAAACCGTCAATCAGAACACGGTGACCAAGGAACTCTGCCTTATCCATGTTGAACGCGGAAGCAAGAACATTCACGTCCATAGTTGCATCAAACACGGAATTGACAATCATGTACTGGTCGGACTTGTCAGTGAACGTGCGAACCGCTGCCGGGTTGTAATCGCTGTTCATGAACGTCAGCTTATTGGACACACCCTTGACGGTGGTGATAATCGCCTTCGCATTTTCGGCAGTGACGGTCGGGACGGTGACGGGGTACACCCGGCCATCAAGGATATGACGAGCAAGCAGATACTTCATGACAAGGAACTCGTCATAGTTCGCGCCCGTATACATAGAATCAACGATTCGCGCAATCAGGTCGGTAACGCCATCCCAAGACAGGAACGCCTGTTTAAGCTGCTCCTGCGTAACGGTAGCCTTGTAGAACTTCTGATAGTTCATGATATGGAAGGCTGCGCGAACATCAGGCACAACGCGCTTGAAAACTTCCTGCTCGGCAATCTCAGGATTGAACTCCTGAACCTTTGCAATGTTGACAAAGATTTCCTCGATAGATTCACCGTACTCAAGAACGCCCTTCTTGAAGAAAGCAATGGGGTTAGAGTACATCTTCGACGTGAGCATCACACGGCCAATGCGATTGACCAGAGCGTTCAGGAACTCGTTCTGGAGCGCCGGATAGTCCATGATAATCGCGCCAATCGTGCGAATGGATTCAACGTCGTTTGCGTCGGCTTTGGGAACATAGTTACGGTAATCAACCGAAGCGTTATTGCGGATAACATTCAGAATATCCGCAGCGGACGTGGTAAGCGTCCGAATCTTAGGCTTAACAGGCATAAGCATTTACTCCTTTCAAGAAAACAGGTCATCATATTTTTCCGGAGATTCATCTTCATCGGGCTCATCTTCCGGGAGTTTGGGGTCTACCGGAGAATTCGGAGAAAGGAAACGGTCTTTATATTCCTTCACCACATTCTCATACTTTTCTTTGTATTCATCGCGCTCCTGCTGCAACTGAGGGTTTGACATTTCATCATACATTCCCATCAGGTCGGAAACATCCTTGAGCGTGGCTTCATCGTCGGCCGTGGCATACTTGCCAATAATAGCCTGAAACTGTTCACGGGTTAGCACATTAAAATTCCTCCTTAATAGAATCTAGCGTATGGATTTATCATCATCCATAATGGCATTGACTTTGACTTTTTAGGGGTTGGCTGTGGCGCCGGAAGATTTGTGAGATATGTATACCATTTATCGGCGTTGGACATACGCAATGCACGGGTCTGTTCCCATGCAGAAAGATTTGGGCGTTCATACTGCACAAGCCAAGTGTCTGCTAAATCGGCGGGAGAATCGGTAGAATGAATGAACGTTTGCCATGTGGACGTATATGACGGAAAGTAAGGATTTTGGCCGAATTGAAGATTGTTGTCATACTCATACTTAATCCGATTTAATTCCAAATCGCCACATTGCAGCGGGTCATCCCAACCGTCCCCCGCCCAGTCACTAAACTTTGTGCGTGGCGTCCATTGCACAAGGCCATAGCCAGCGTTCGGGTCGCCCAATGCAAAAGTCGCTTCTGTCTGTCCGGGATTCAAACTTGATTCAACTTGCATATTGCCTAGCATAGCGGAAACGGCATTTACTGTCCAACCTAGAGCGCCAAAATAATTCCAGATGATACGCGCATTATTTCGCATTGCATCGGCTGTCATTGCGCCAAGCTCATTAGTATAGTAGGCTACCCACTCTAGCCCCTCAGAGGCCATACTTGCGTAATCGGGGAGACAGTAACCACGAATAGACTTCTGGTCTACCGTGCGTTCCATCAACTTAACGGAATCGCCGTTATTACCCTCAATTACTGTAAACGTGTTTCCGTTTACAACGCCAACTATACCGCAGTGGTCTGGTTGCCCCTGATTGTCACCAGAGCCAGAGTCGTCCCAATCGTATTGAATTATATCGCCCATCTGGGGGACATAAGCATCATTTTCTTCCCATCGGTTAATGTTCTGATATAGCGTTACCATGTAAGGGCAATAAGCCGTCGGAAAAATAATATCCGTTAATCCGAGAGCAATGCCGACGTACGAAACGAACACAGCACACCACGGTGAAGCATAAGTTACGGTCGGGCCTCCTACATCTGTTTGGTAGCTATTATAGGCGTCAATTATTTTCTTATAACTGCCGTCATATTCATTAAGGCCGATGCACGATTGAGCGAAAGTGTAAACTGACGTTCTTAGTTCTTGCTCAGTCATTTAATCGTGAGCGTGTTGATAAGAGACTGCATGACAGAAGTGTTGTTATTGATAGCAGTAGAAAGCTCAGAAATCTCTGCCTTGTACTCCTTCGTCAAATTGCTAATCTCTTCCTTGTGGTATTCCTGCGACTTATTGACATAGAAAAACATGATAAGACAACAAGCAATAGGAAAGCCCACGTTTGAAATAAGCTGAACAACTTCGTCCATACACTTTCACTCCTTTCTACACTACCATTTTATCACAGGGCTGCGCTTAGGTCAACTGTGAAAAAAATTTAGAAGAGACGGGGCACTGGTTAATGCTGGAAGCAAAATGGTGAAAACCCGGATATACCCCC